CTGCCGGAGCCGGAGGCGGTGGAGCCGCAGGCGGAGCCGATGGTCGTGATGTGAAGCCGCCCATCAAGGGCCGCCCAGCAAAGTCTGGCTGGTTGTCGTCGCGTCGTCTACGAGCAAGCCGCCCGTCTTATTTGTGCCCCCCTGCCCCGTCTTCAGTTTCGAGCGCTTGATTTCATCGGCGCGCGCCTTCTGCACCGCGACGTCAGTCTTCTTGGCGACAGGGGTCGGGGGCGCGGGGGGCGCAGGTGGTGTCATGGCTGGAGCGCCGCCGCCGAAGCCGGGGATGTATGAGAGGCTGCGTAGAGCGTTCATGGTTTCGCCTTCTTCGTTAGGAGAGTTGAGGGACTGTCATCGTCTAAATTACCAGCCGCCTGCTGCGCCTTCTTACGCTTGGCCTGATCGGCGGCCAACGTCTTGTCGGCGCGCTTGGCCATCTCAGATTTCGGTGCCTTCACTGGTGCGGGCTGGGGTAAGGGCGCAGGTGCTGCCGAGCTGCCGCCGCCGAAGCCGGGAGCGAAAGACAGAGTGCGGAGAAATGAAAGCATCGAGCGGCTCCTTCGAGTGAGGTGCTTATACAATCCATTGGGCACCAGTGCATAAGTGTTCAGGGCGAGGATAGTCTTGACGTGGCCGACGCAGTTGTTCCACTGCAACGGTCCATGAGGCGGCGTGTCGCCGACCTGCACGTCGAGCACCTCGAAGCCCTGCTCTTGGTAAAATGATTTGAGGTCGAAGTCTGCCGATGCCTCGCAACGGAGGTCGGGGATGCCTTTGCCCCAGTCGTAACTGAGCCAGTGCCCGCGCTCGTCGTCGCGGATGGCGCACCAGACGTGGCGCCGCTGGCTGTTGAGCAAGAACGACAGAGGGTGATTATTCTCACTGCTGAAGATCACGATGGCATCCATGACTGACGTCTCTAACACATTTAATGCCGTGGCGTCTAGTCGCAATACCTCACAAGGTCACAGAGGCTCGTAGTCGTGTTTGGTGTTGGTGTACTGCCCGCCGTCATACCCTGCGCGTGTCGGAGCAACGGGCAGGCAGTATGTCAGAGCCAAGGCGTCGGCGAGATCAGGTGAGTTGCCGCCTGTCCGCTTCTTGAGGTCTTCCTTCTTCTCAAGCTGGATGTCGTTACGCAGGTTGTAGCCGTACTCAAGTGTGGTCAGGTCGGAGACGAGGTCATCATTGTCAGGCAGGCGCACGCCATCCTTCAGTGCGTCGCGCATGTTGCCCCACATCTGGGATCGCATATTGGCGTAGCCTTTCTGAGTTGCCTTCGATCCGAAGTTGATCTCCACCACATCGAGGGCGAGCTGTCTGCATCGATCCACCACACCGCCGCCCACGCCGCCGCCATCTATGAAGATCACGTCGGGCTGCTTCTCGGCTGCGATGCGTGCGACCTCACTGGCCAGCGTCATCGTGTCAACAGATCGATAGGTGTGCAGCCCCTGGCTCTCGGCGTCACGGCCCTGGCGCAAGAAGATCACAGATTGGTCATCGCCGAAGCGCGCAACGTCCACGCCCATGACCAGCGGATCGGATGGCGTGACGACGACATCAAGGCCGATGCCCTTGTCCACGTCGGAGCGTGGGATGAACTGCATGTCTGATACATCGCCGAACAGGCCACGCACGCGAACCTTGAAGAACGAACTTTCAGAGCCGTAGTCACGCTCCCACTCAGCGAACAGTTCCTTGTTGGTCATCGCCACGTCGCGGCTGTCGATGAACCGCTTGATGAACCGATGCTTGTACCTGCCCATCATATTTTCATAGAACCGTCCGCTGTTCCGCGTCGGGTTGCCGAAGTCGAAGGACATGGCCTCGCCGCGCACCAGCCCACCAGCGCGCACCTCAAAGATTTTGTCGGGCACGCCCGATGCCTCATCGAATATGTAGTACGACGTCGAGGTGTCACGGTGCTGACCGGCGAAGGCTTCCGAGTTGTTCTCTTGGCACGTCTGGCCTGAGCAGCCCCAAGTCCTATCATCCTTGTGATACATATTTAGCGAGCCTGCGCTGCCCGCGTTGAGCTGGAACCAGTGCTTGGTCAATGACATATCGTTCCATTTAGAGACCTCGGCGAAGGTACGGCTACGGAGCTGCTCGGCTGTGGTAGCCGTTATCGTACCGAAACTCTGGGGGCGGGTATCCCTAATCCAGATGATGAGCCAAGCGCATAGACATGATTTGCCAATGCCGTGGCCCGAGCTAGTTGAGAAGGTCAGTGGGGGCACCGGCTCCCTGCCTGTAAATTTATTAGCCTTCACACGCTCCCCGAGATCGATGAGGAACTCACGCTGCCAGTCCGATGGACCGTCGCGGTCGGCGAGCGGTGTCCCCGGCTCGCCCCACGGGTAGCTGGCCATGACGTGACGCAGTGGGTCGTTGACGCACGTCGCCATGAAGTCAGCCAACTCTAGGTCGGCGTCGCCTTGTGTGATGTCAGCTAGTTGGTTCGTAGTCATGGATCGTCACCGCCAAGCCGTCAGCCGGTCGGCCAACGCACTCTGCATGTTCTGTGATTGATGTGGATTTCTCGCCGCACACTTGGCAGACCTGCATCGGCCCCGCCCCCGGCATGGGCTTGCCCCAATGATGCTTCTTAGTGGCGTGCACCCCGCCAGTGTTCTCATCAAAACTTGCCGTCATCGACATTGGCCTTCCTCCCTATTGGATTGACGCCCGCCTCGCGCATCTGGTCATCGAGGCGCAGCTCGTCGACCTCTGCATGATGACAGTCGTCGTGTATTGGATCAGGGTCGTCGTGATCCGAGGGCAGCGCGCCGCCGCACTTACGGCATATCATCAGCTCTGATCCGTCCTCGATGTATTCTCGCGACGATGTCCGCCGCATCGATGTCCAGCTTCACCTTGTCCGCTGGGTAGAGATCGAGCAGCTTGGTCTGTTTGTCCACAGCTCCCGTCATCGCGCTGGGCTGATCAGTTGTCTTGGCTAGATCATACGCCGCTTGGAACTTCTTGAGCTGCCCTTCGTAGCTGTACTGGGCCTTCTCGATCACAGGCTGTCGTAATTCTTCGATCCTTGCTGCGATCTTGTATTTATCTAGGAGAGTTTTAGCGGCTCGGTTAACGGTCGCTTTGTTCTTGGTCTTGGGCTGGTACGCTGCTCGGTATGCGGCGGTGTTATCCTTGAACTTTCCTGACACGATGTTCTGGCAGAACTGCTCTTCTTTGATAGATAAGTTGTCAATCTTCGGCGTTGTGTCAGGCTGCTTTGTTTTACCACCAGCTCCTCCAATATTCTTGTTGGTTAAATTATCCAGCCCATATCGTGCGATGTATTCTTTCTCCCCCGCATACGCAGCCTCGGCACTGTCGTACCATTCAAGTACGACAGCTTGAGGCTTGAGACCTGCGCCCTCGATCTCATCGATGCGCTTCATCTTCTCAGGGTTCTTCCGCTTGTCTAATGGGAAGCTGGACTTGAAATGACTGAACCTGCGCTCGGCCACTCCTTTTCCTATGTAGAAAGGGCAACTCAGGTCGCGTGGGTCTATCAAGGCGTATGTGTAATGTCTGCTCATGCTATTTTGCTTACACCACTTTTCATTTTGTGTCCAGATACCACTGGGCGAGCAGTGCTGCCTCGGCGATACCCTCGTCCGCCTTGAACTGCCAGTGATAGCTGTTGCCAAATTTATGGCGCGCCAGATCGATGCTCTCCTGCTTGTCCTTGCCGAGGCCGAAGTGGCCTTTCCATTTCGCGGGCGTCACCCACTCCATGCGATCAGCGAGGATCATGGCCACGGCTTCGGCTGATCCAGTTGCTCGACCGAATTGGAATACTCCTGCCTGCCCCGGCCTGCCGTTCACCTGCTCGACGACAGCCACGTCAATCTCATGTGACCGCAGCCACTCGAATAGAGCAGACGCATCGACGATCTTCTTACCTCGATACGAGGTGAGTGGCATCCGCATACCGCTCTCGATCATCGAGGGCCGTATAACTTTCGCGGAGACTATCGCCACGCCGCCGGTCAAGCCGGGGTCAATGCCTAGAATGTTCATCGCCATCCCCCTCGGGATCGAAGTACCCGAGCATCGCCAGTGCGTAGGCCAGCTCCTCGGCAAACTCCATCAAGTTCTTCACCGCTGCCTCAGCAGTCAGGTTATGCCGCGCCATCATCTCAAACGCCATCTCCTGATTATTTGCCACCAAGCACTGCATAAATTTAATTCTACATGCCTCAGACATTGCCATTGCCGTTATCCTTTTTAAAAATCTTCAACCACAATTTACGGACGGTGACAGCTACTCTGTCACACCGTCTACCCCGAAGGGGTAGAGACAGAGTGACAGAGAGAGTTAGTCGCTTGATATAGTTAAATAATTCGCAGCTCTGTCTCGCTCTGTCAGCCACTTTGGTGACAGAGTTGCAAACCCTTAGCCACTGGGGCTTACAGCCTGACAGAGTTCTCAACTCTGTCACAGCTCTGTCACCATATTCGTCATACGATACTGTGCCATCAGACCACCTGATCCACATGGCTACAGGCGTCGGTTTACTCATTGCCCTTCTCCTTTTCATCAATCTGAATAGCCCACTTGTTTGTCGTGCCAGCGCCTCCATCGATCATCGCAACGTAGCCACCCTCACAGGCGACAGTCTCTTGGAACATGGCGTACATCTCCTGCTTGCCCTTCGCTGACTTGATGTTGGGGATTAGAGGGTGCCCCTCCATCTCCTTTGCGACCTTGGTCATGTTGGTATGCCGACCGTAGCCGAGCGCGATGATCAAGTCAGTGCCCA